GTATCATGATTCCCGACTATGATATGTGTATTCAATGTTCTATCAAATATTCTACCAATGAAATTCTTACGCACATTATTTAATGTCAAATAATTTATTGTTTTCCTCTTATCAACCAAATCCCCTAAATGGATGATTGTTGTAATCTCATTTGTTTCCAGATATGGAAAAAATATATCATCAAAAAATTTCCTCATATGTCGTTGTATTACTAAATTGTCATTTCTAGCTCCAAAATGCGTATCAGTCACTAGTGCTATCTTCATTTTTCACCTTAAATTTGACCCTTTTGCTGTTCTTTCTTACAACTTTCCCCTCACCAATAATATTCCCACTTTTAAAATCATCCAATTTGCAATAATTACCACAAATACTCAACGGTTCATCATAAAACAACTGTTTGATCGTGAATTCTTTTTTACAACTTTTACAGACATAAGTAAACAAAGGCATTATTTTGTTCCCTTTTCATTTAAACCTTTGTCAATCTTTTTTTCAAGTTCTATATCCATGAATTTCTCCAAATTTTTCTTTGATTGTTTTCGATTTGATCGTTTAACTTCCATCTTTCTTTCGTATTCTTCTATAGAAAACCCATCGACCTTATTCCTAGAAATCAAGTTTTCTGTGAAATTCTGCGACAAAGTACCATCTTGCTCCTGTAAAATAGCCAATTCATTTTCATCAAACATTTTCTCCGACAGTTTATGTTTAATATAGGTTTGCTTTTTCTCTTTCTCTATTCTTCGCACAAAAGCATAATATACAATTTGGGTGAAATATGAAAAAGGATTACTGGATACCTCTGGATTGAAATTAGAACAATACTGCAAACAATTCTCAATACCATCTGCAATCATCTCATCCTTGTAAGTGTAATTAATGAAATTTGGTCGAAATGCTAAACCATTGGCAATATCCAAAAAGCACTTCCCCATATATTCCGTAGCAGATGGTTGTGGCATATTTTCAGATTTTGCCAAATCTACCTTTCTTCTATACTCAACCATCTCAATATGAAATTGCTTGTTATCGATATAATGTTGTTTTTTCTTTGCCAAGATAACCTCGCTTCATTGTCCTATATTATACCATAAAAATAGTTGTTTGTCAAGTAAAAAATAACCTTGACAAATGGAAAAAAATATGTTATACTTTCAGTGTGCTACTCCAGAGGGAAACAGTATATACTAAAGGGATACTTTCCTCATCTTGTAACTGAACTTCTCACTGTTGTATATCTTTATACGTTCTATTAGATGTCTTAATGTGTAGTTCTTATATGATCTGTAAGATAGATCATCTGATACATCGAATAAGTGTGCTTTAGTCTTATCATCTGTTCTACGCAATCCCCTACCTATACTCTGCAAATTCCGTATACGACTCTTACTTGGCGATGCAAATATCACATTATGTAGATTCTTTATGTTGATACCCGTACTATACGTTCCATATGACGCAATGATCACATAATTGTTCCCACTCTCCACTTCCTCACGAATATCTTCACGTTCCTTTGTATCCACCCCACCATGTATCAACCTAACCTCTTTACTATCTATACATGACATCATATCATACAAGATAGTACCATGTTTCTCCACCAATTGATATAACACTAATGTATTTCCTTGCAACGACTTTACCATATCAGTTAGAAACTTATTTCTTCTTTCGTTCCCTACTAGATAATCCAACTCTGATTTATAGTTCATTTCCTTCACGAGCTTACATTCATCTTCTGGATACGATAACACTATACAGTGTACATTTAACTCTGCCAACACATCTCTATCCATCAGTTCCTTCGTTGTAGTCACCTGATGTACTGTTCCAAATAACCCTTCTAAAACTAATTGATGTGTTTGCGTACCATCAAGAGTACCTGTTGTACCTATCCTATGACCAGCATTTACTAACTTAGTCATGATAGCAATCAATGACTTTGCTTTGAAGCCATGTGCTTCATCACCTATAACCAATTCAAAATCGTTGAAAAATTTCATCCCTAATCTATGTAAGGATTGCCATGTAGATATGACAATAGGTTTTTCTGTTTCCAATTCATAACCAGAATATATACGATGGCAATTTTCTTCAACTGACCAACCGTTCCTGATTGAATAATCGGAAAAATCTTTGTACATTTGTTCTACCAACGATGTAGTTGGTACAATAATCAGCGATGGGATACCAAGAAATCTAATCAACATATAAATTATCAACGATTTTCCTGATGCAGTTGGTGAGACAAGTAATATTTTTTGTTTGTTAAGTGCTTTAGTGACTGCTTCCAGTTGGTAATCACGAACTTCCAATAATTTCCCTTTGGATTGAAGTTGCAACCCATTTACAAATTCCTCTGTCAACACCACTGGTTCATTTTCAAAATCATATTCCGAAACAATATTGTATTTTCTGGAAACTGCAAATTTTGCTACATGTGATAATAATCCACCATACAACTTCTTTTCATATACAGAATAGAGTCGAATTTTCCCATCCCACATTTTTGATCTGTAGGTTGGCATGAATTTGTAGCCAGGTACATAAAAGGTAAAGTAATCACAGATTTCCTGTGCAATACTAGGCTCACAATCAATCTTTATGTAAACCTCGTCTAATTTGGAAATATATAAGGTATCAGGTAACACCACTAAGAAACTTTCTCCATTCTATAGAATTCTTTATGTTCCAATTTCTGTTCTCGATATTTTTTAGTGTTTTTTCCAAGAAGTTAACTTTGGCCTTCATATACCCAAGAGATTCCTCAACCTTTCTCAGATCGGGGTCTGCGTCCAAGTAAAGATCAAGATCACCCTTGAGAACCTTAATTCCTTTAGGATTTTCTTTATAAACTTCTGGATCGGCCTTCCCTGTATAATATTCAAATTTTTTCAACTTGAGAGCATCATACGATTTTTGATGTTTGGTTAATTCCAAACCAGATGTTATGTACATCTTTAGGTATTTATCATACAAATACGGAGTTCTTAACGATTCTCTATCTAATTCCGTATCCTCGATTTTTAAATCCTTCTCAGTTTTAACAAATAATTCCGATAGTTCCATATTATGTAGTTGATGCTATAGTAAAATCCCTTATATTAAATGATGCGCTCACTATAATTGGGGAAACTTCAGTTTCACCAACATTAAAATCAACTGCACCCAGTGAAGTTGGCCATAAGTCCTTAAATTGAACATTTTTATTGATATTCATAGCATTAGTCAAAACATGCAAAGTTGCATCTGAGTATTGACCACCAGTTTCTGGCAACCCACTACCTTCATTTCGCAATGTGCTATATGCACTAAAATCATTTGGGGAACTTAATTGTCTCATCCAATTTTGAATTTCCAAATAGTTTGTCATATCTTCATCTACCACGAATCCAACGTCTAACGTTCCCATAGTAAGATTATCCCCAAATACCGTTATATCTCTTAATGGAGTTGGTTGTATAACCTCACCTAATGTTATATCAGGTATGTTAACTGTCTGACAAAAATAGACTACATTAGGAAGTTTTTGTATATTAAGTCTATAACCTATCGGTGACAGGATGTTGTAATTGTCTGGTAGGTTCGATAGGAACCCTGTTGTGGTTGCCATAAATTTTTCTCCTATCTGTATTTATAAGCAACAAAAAAGGGGAGATTTCTCTCCCCTTAGTTGTAATGTAGTTGTGAAATGCGTTTACATTATGTTCCGAACATCAACTTTTCTGTAGTAAGCATTAGCACCCGTATTTAAACCATTGGCCGCAGTTGCATTGGCAAATGGATTAGGTGTAAGACCATATCGGGTTTTAAAACCGATTTTCGGTTGGAATGTTTGCTCTCCAGTTGCTTTGACCATCTGCAACGGCACATACGGACAATAGAAGATACCAGCATCGTAAGGTGAAGAACCTTTATAACCGATAGTGACATATTCACGATCATTCGCCGCAGCGGCAAAATATGGATCTACATAAACTTTGTATTTGCCATTGAGTGTACCAACAAAGGTGTTTCCAGTAATACCATCATCGGATAACGATCCACCAGAAGTAGAACCACCCGTATCCAGACTACCTGTCATCGATAGTGCAGCTACAACATCAGCACTAGCAATAATAATATTTCCACGACCTCTACGAGTAGCTACTGCAATAGCATTTGCTTCTCGTTCAATTTGGAAATGTAAACCTTTAAACTTCTCGACCGACCAACGACCATTACTATCGGTATCTAAATCAAACACACCAGCAGTAGTAGTTCCAATAGCTGCACCAGCCGTAGCGGCATCATTAACTCTGCGAACAATCTCGCGATTAATTTCAGCAAGAATTTCCGTTGACAAAATATTTGCCAATTCGGTTTCAGCATCAAGACCATGAACTGCTTTCAAATCTTGTGCCAATTCCGTTGTATATTCAGCCTTTAAAGCACGACTAACTGCTGTAACAGTAGTTCTGTCGATACTGAAAGACATTTCACGGAAATTATCATCTGCTCCACCACCTAGTGCTTCAGCACTACCAGTTGCCATACCTTTAATGGTATCCGCAGTATAGTAATCAGCTGCAAACGGATCTGTTTCTGCAATATTGGTATCATCGACACCACCAACTGTACTTCCACTATTTCCAGCAGATTGCCCAGTTGCGGCCTCATCGAACCCTGCTTCTAACCGATTAGCTGCTGTAACTTTTGCTGGAGGAGCTGCGTTATCTACATAATTGGATCTCATGTAGAAAATAAGTCCTGATGGGCCAGACATTGGTTGCACACCACAAATATCATATGCGATAAGTTGAGGGGCAGCTCGTCTTACTAAACTGATAAGAACAGGATCATATCCTGCAACACCAGTACCACCAGCCCCAGCAAAACCACCAGTACCAGCTGCTGTTGTCGGTGATGCTTCTGCCAATAAACCAGAAGTAGAATTTTCTACTGCATGGGTTTCCCGAATTGCTGTTTCTTGATTTTCCAAGAGAATTGCTGTAACTGCCCTGCGATATGGATCTTGAATCTTTGGGAGAGCTTCATGATCCAATACAGGTTTCCATTTCTCTTGTAAAACTTGCGTATTACTTTGCATTTTGTTTTTTCTCCCTATTAAAATTTAGGTTTCTTTAAACCTATTTATATAAACCCTTAACTTTGAACCGTACTTGAAAGAACTTTCGTATAAGCATCCATCGAACTTGATAACGTTTCAAAATCTGTTTCTTCTGTTAATAATTCCTCTTGACTAGTTGAAGTTGTCACCGTTGGAAAATAGTTTTCCTTTAAGGTTGTAATCTTAGTGGCAAAATCCGAACTGTCTTCAAAACTAATTCCCTCTGTGAGTTCTTTTAGTTTTTCAACTTCGGCAACTGTCAATTCAGAACTAAGTGATTGAATAACCTCATCTCTTTTATGCTCCGAAAGTTCCTGCTTGAGAGCAATATTACTAGTGAGTTCTGTGTTCAATTTTTCTTCCAATTCCTTGACCTTCTGACCCAATTCTTCGACAACATCGACCTTGGCTTCAGGAACATCAATATAATTTTGAGTGAACAAAGTTTTTAAGCCACCAATAAAATCTTCGGTAATTTCTGAACGAATACCAGATTCTATAGCAACTTCATTTTCTTTGATCCATTCTTCGACAACGTAGTCAAGATAACTATCAACTTTACTTGTGATTTCATCAACTGCTATATCAAATTCTTCTTCAAAAACTTGTTGGACTTCAGCTTCTGCCGATATCAATTGTTTTTCAACTTCATTATTGACAGCAGCTTCAAAGATAGTTGATGCTTTTTCTTTGAAAGTTTCTGAAAGTTCTTCACCAGTTGAAAGTGCAGTAACAACTTCTGTTGAATCAAAAGATTCATCAGCACCACCGCGTGCTTTCTTAACTGCCTTCGACCTTTTCATTGCCTTAGAAATAGCAAGTCTATGAGCAGCCGATTTCGGCCCTTTATTGATACCCTTTGTGCCACGTTTTGTCCAACGTTTTACTTTCTTGAGTACTCCACCGATTGTTCTCCAAACAGTAACATTAGTTGGGCGTGTTTGCGAACCAGCAGTGTATTCATCCAATTCTTGACCTTCTTCACCGATTGCAACGGCATCATCAGAAGCAACTTCATCAGGATTGAAGGATTGTTTGCGAAATGCTGGTTTGTATCCTGCCTTACTCTCTTTCTTCTTTTTTGCCTTTGCCCTTTTATCTTTAACTGCTTGTGATAATTTGGCATATGCTTTACGAGCAGCTGCTTTAGCACCCGATGTCATTTTTTTAAATTTCTTTACCAGTATCTCATCAACTACTTCTACATCACCATCTTCGTTGATTACTATATCAACGTTATCAAAATTGAGATCAGGATTTTCTGCTTTTAATTCGGCAAAAAATGTTTCCATTTCTGCTAAATCATCTTCGGTAATATCTTCCCAACCTTCTTCATCAGAAAGTGCTTCGATATCATCGTCATCCAATATACCTTCTTCTAATTCTTCGGATTCTGCAACTTCAGTCGTTTCTACTTCATCTTCGGATGTCAATATCTGTTGGATAATTTCATCTTCGACATCAGCAGTAACTGCCGTTGTTGGTTCTTCTTCAGAAGTTACAAGGTTTTGGAAATCATCTTTTTCTACTGCTTCCATTTGTTTTCTCCTTGTAGGATTGATTCTATACAATCTAAATTTAATGTGTATAGTTATTTATAAAATTTATAACTTTGACAAAAACTGTTCAAATGCTTGTAATGCCAATTCTTCTCGTTTCTTGGTTGGAACATCCAAATTACGTTTTATGGTAGAAACTTCATTCTCTTGTATAATACCATTATTCCAAACCCATTCTTTTCCTTCCATAATTCCATTTACAAATGCATTTGGTGCTGATGGATCTGCGACAATATCAGCTGCAGTTGCCAAAAAATAGTCATCCTTTACTATCTTTGTTCCATTGGACTGTTCTTCTAACGATCCCATTCCTCTGGAAGATACACCTAATTTAGCACCTTCTTTCAGAATACCTTCAACAATTTTACCATATGGAGTTTCACGCAAAACCTTTGCTCTACCTACCCAATCATTTCCACTTCTGCGTAAATCCGTAATCATATGAGAAACACGTTCCAAATTAATTGTTGGCCCATCTGGATGTCCTAATTCCCCAAATGCTCTGTTTTCTTTAATGTAATCCTTTTTATAACGTTTTACTTCACGTTCAAGAATTGGTCTAGGATACATTCTTTTGTTTCGATTTAGTGTTTCTGATTGAAGAAAAACACCTTCTAAGAAAAGTGATTTTTTTCCAGAAGAATCTTCCTCTATCTCAAAAACTTCCAAATCTTCATTTATTTCTGTAATTAATTTCATTAATTTACCCTACCTTATAGTAATCTGTTCTTGCAGCGAAACCAGCAACTTTACGAACCGTAAGAATGACTGTTCCAGTACCAACTGCTGTTACTAAAATGTCTCCATCAGCACCACTTGCTGTGCTATATGGAAGTACTATTTCTTTCCATGCACCATTTCCCGATAGAGTAAGAGCTCTTTCATTTGGAGTAGCAACCCAATCAATTGTAATAGCAGCTGAACCTGACCATTCAACATCGATTATGTTCACCCTTGCTGTAGCACCATCTGAATTTGCCAATCCCGATACATCTATTGTTTCATTACCAGCACTAGCAAAATTTATAAGAAAACTTGCCTTTCCTCTTCCATATGTTTGGTCAAATAACTCTTTCTGTGCCATTAGTCCACCTCACTGTCTCTGATAACAGATTCTTCCTTTTCGATGCCATCATCAAACTTTACAGAATTCAACCAATGTTGTGCAATACCTTTCTTTTTGGCATCCAAAACAGTAGCAACTTTATCAGCAATCTCTATATCGAATATTTTACTAGCAGTCATATTATCATCGTCAACCAATGCATTTACAAAATTTTTGATATTCATTTATAACTCCCTATGCATTACGCACATTCTTTATTATTTCTGTTATATTTAGGTTTAATGCTTCGTTGAGCTGTTCTTCCTCTTGTGGTTGACCTTTCACTGGTGGAACTGCTGGAGCAACTGCTGGAACTTCTTCCTCTGGTGGAACTGGAGGTTGTGGCCCCATTGCACCCCACTCAATAGTTGCATCCTTGACAATCTTTTCATCCTTTACTTCAGCATCTATCTGTTTCTGCATATCTCTAATTTCTTTATCGGTCATTTGCAATATCATCTTCTTTATATACTCCATAGAGAAATACCTACCAGCATACTCAGAAACTGTTGAGAGCAACTCCATTCGCATCTGTAAAATTTCTGCGTTCTTTTGCTCTCTATAGAAATTATCCTCTGCATATTCATAAGAAATTTCATGCTGTATCTTTGCCCAATCACCTTCTCTGATAACACCTTGTAGAATAAGTTGTGCCTTGAGCAATTGATCAAAAAATGCAGTGAATTGATTTCTCAATCTCTGTATAAATTTAGCAAATTTTAATTCATCCCTAGTAATCTCCGATTCTCGCCCAAGAGAAAAACCCGAACCAGAATCATCTATTCGTGATGATGGAACATTTAATGACTTGTAAAATTTCATCAAGAAATATGTAACATCTTCCATCTCACCAAGATTCATCCCGCCAGGTAATGTGGAAATTTCTGTACCACGACCACCTTCCCTTCGTGGCAACCAAAAATCTTCAAGCATACTCATATGTTTACGATCATCTTTGATTTCACCTGTATCAGCATCATAAACCAATTTATTTCGATACCTATTCATGGTATCTTTAAGATATTGTTCTGCTTTTGCCTTGGGTAAATTACCGACATCAATATAAAACAACCTACGTTCTGGAGCTCGACTAATACGATATATTACTAAAGCATCTTCCATCATCCTCAATTGATTCAATGGTTTTATTGCTTTATGAAGATAACTCAGAGAATTGTTCTTTTTGTAATCAAACAAACCAGAATTTACATAAGCAATTGCATCTGGTAAAACTTTAACTCCTTCTTGTACTGTAGAATCTGGTCTGGCTGCCTTTTCATTGTACACAAAAAATTCAACAGTCTTACTTACTACATCAACACCATTTTCTGCCTTGACCTTTTGATTCTCTCTAACTTTCCTTATCTTTCTTGGGTCTATGTACCTTAACTCTTGAATGCCTTTCTTTTTGCTCGCATCATCAATTATAATGTGATAATACAACCTTCCATCTATATACCATTTTCTAAAAATTTCATATGCCCTTTTATTGAAATCGAGATGGTTGATTATTTGATTAAATGATTCGTGAATCTTCTTTTTTACGTTATCAGGCGCACCTAAATCTGTCAAATCTAATTTAATGACATCTTCTTCATCATCAGGAACAACTATTGCTTCATTTACTATATCATCAATTGCCATATCACATTCGGGCTGTATAGACATTTCCCGATACTTATTGATAAGTTCTATCTCATTTTTGATAGACCCATCCATATCGATATATTGACCAAGCGCACCACCGGCGGCAATGGTCAAAGCACCATCATCATCTTCCTTCGTTGCAAATGTTTTTAGTTGTTTTTTGGGTCGTGTAACCTCAAAACCAAAGATTTTTGCCATTATTGTATCCTATGTAAATAAGTGGGGGATTTCTCCCCCACTTGTATTTGTTTTAGTAATCGAAACGGACGTTAATACCACCAAGGCCAGGTACTTCGATAGCACCACTAAACGTGAATGTGCCATCATTAGTGAGATCTTTATCTTCCCACCATGAGAATGCCCACGTAACATCAAATGTTTCAAGTGCATCATTAGTATCCCAACCCAATTCAACGGCTGCCAATGAAGTAGGCCATGCACCTATCATTGCATATTCCCGAATCGGTGTTCCATCTTTCCCAAACTGGATAACCCTAGCATTTGCCTGATAATCCTGTGGGGTTCCATAACTTGATAAGTTAGTTGCTTTGCCATTTATTACTTCCATCCATTCTTCAATGTATTTCTTAACGGCAAAATCTTCATCGTTGATAATGGTAGTCGTCCAATCCTCGAAAGTTTGGTTTCCTGCCAACTTATAAACCCTACCGAAATACGGAACTTCAATCGGGCCTATAGTCAACGATGGCAAACTACTGGTCTGAACTAGAAACGGTATAACGTTTGCACCGTTACTAGAATCACTAACCGCTGCTGGCGGTTTAATATCAACCGCAAATAGGTTAGGCCTTGCACCACCACCAGCGAGTGCATTTCTAAACTGATTTACATTAAATGCCATCTTTAATTTTCTCCTTTAATTAGCCTGCGACTTCTGAAAAGTCTACACCTGTTCTAACAGCAACAAAATTTAGTTGAATAAAATTGATAGATCGTGCTGGTTTTACAAAAATGTCACCAACAAATTCATTTCTGTCAATAACTTCCCCAGTATTGTTACTAGTATCACAAACCACTTTGTAGTCGTAGATACCCCGTCTTGTCTTGATCTCACTCAAGAAAGGTTCAACCATATTTCTAAATGTTGATCTAGTGAACTCATCATTGAATTCAAATAACATAAACTTGGCTGCTCTGGAAATTGCTTTTTCTAACACGATAAACAATCTACGAACATTAATTCTATCAAACGCACTAGGTTTCTGCAAAGTAGTTTTATCACCATAGAGTATCGTTCCTGCGCCAGGCATTGCCACCACTGGATTGACACCTACTTTATAAATTTTATCTCTTTCTGCTTTGTCTGGATTGAACCATAATTTTACTACATTCCTGATTTGTCCACGACTGAACCCAGCTGGACTCCACCATGCATCCCTTGATTGATCTGTTGCAACACAAAGTCCTGCAATATCACCATTAAGAGGAACATCAACGTAGTTGTCGGTGTAACGATTATATGTTCGTTTCCAACCAGAATCCATAACAGCATAAGAACTATTCTTATTTATAGTACTGGTTATATACGTTACGAGTGCAGAACCTTTTGTAGCTTGTGCTGAATTATTAACACTATTAGCTTTATCTACTGAATAGAAAACAACTGCATCTTTTCGATATTCGGCAACGTTATCAATAAGATCTTTTGTCAATGTACCAGAAGTATCATCTTCTCCAGTAATAACTAACCCAACATCAACAGAATCAACATCCCTAAAGAGATAATATCCCTTGTCGGCAACGTATCTTTTAGCGGCATGATTTCCACCGCCAGATGCTGAACTATTGGCATCTACACCATTGGCCAACAAAATAGAATGTGCTGGTTCTGTATCAAAATTTGTGGTTTGTGTCGAATCCTTGCTTTCCCACTGAGAATTAACCAAATCCCATTGTCCTGTAGCATAAATGTACTGGGAATTGTTACGCAAAACATCCTTGTAATAATTACTATTACC